CGACTGCGCCCGCTGCGCCTCCGACGATGCCCGCGACTGCCTTAATGAGAAACCCGATCGGGGAGTCCATAATCGCCTTTCCGAGTTTCATTACGAAATCAATCGCGGTCGCGATGGCCCCGCCGATATTCCCGAGGATGCTGAGCACGATCGAGAAGGCTCCGCCGATCGCCTGAACTGCGATCGCGAGTGGGCCTCTACCGTCTCCCCATAGAACGCCCACGAGCTCGAAGACTTTCCCGATGAGTTTCCCCACGCCGTCGAAGAACTTTCCGAACGCGGGAACGAGGTCCTTCATAATGCCCCCGACGACCTGTCCAACGGAATCCGTGACTCCACCGGGCGCGGTTAGGTTCTGAACGAACCCGACGATCGCAGGGATGATCGTCCCGAAGATGAACTCCCCGACCTTGACGAAGACGGGGATTAGGTTCGTTGCGATCCCGACTGCCGTTTCGATGACGGTCGCGATGAGCTGTTTATTCTTTTCGACGAAGTTCGCGATCCCCTGAGAAACTGATTCGATAATCGGGAGGCCCTTCGTAAAGAAGACGTCGAGGAGTTGATTAATGATCGGGAGGAACGCCGCGCCGACCGTCTCGCCCGCCTCTGAGATCGCGATCTGGAACGACTGAATCGCCCCCGCGGTCGTCGTCGCGTACGTCTTCGCCGTCCCGCCGAACTGCGACGTAATGGCGTCGAGTGCCTTCTGACCTTTGACCGCCTCCTTCGTTTTCTTAATCTGTTTCTCGACGACGCTATTCCCGAGCGCGTCCTTTTTAATCTTGTTCGTTGTCGTCGTGATTGTTTTCTCGAGTTCGACTCCGTACGCCTTGAGGCCACGTCCATTCCCTGCGAACGCCTTCCCGACGAGGTTCGTCGCCTTCTCGAGAGAGATATTCTTCGCGCGCGCAAGATCCTGCGCGACGGTCGCGATCTTCTGAGCCTTCGTAAAATCTTTCGTGAACTGCGTCGCACCTGCGAGAGATGAGCGAATATCGTCATCCGTGAAGGCGAGCCTCGCGCCCTTCTTAATCATCTCCTCCGTTGCGGCGAGATTCTCTTTCGTTGCGAGCCCGCGCTGCTTGAGGAGGGATACGAGTTTCGCCTGAGCTGCCTCGTCCTCGATCGCGCCCTTCGTGAACTTATAGAGGGCCGCGGTCGCCCCGGCGATCGCTCCGCCGACTGCGGCGAGTCCGACCTTTAGTCCCGTCTTGAGGATGCCTCCCACTCCCGAGGCGACTTTCCCGAGTCCCGAGATTGACTTCGAGAGCCCGCGGATAGTTGCGGACGCCGCGTCTTTCGCGAGAAATGCGAACGTGACCTGAGCGGATGAGCCCATTCGTTACCTCGGCTTCGGGAGTCGAACGCGGACTCCGCCGCGTTTCGGGATACCGCGTTCGATAATAGACGTCAGACCATCCCCAAACATTCTTAGGATTGTGTCGAAGTTGCGGCTCACCGTCTCCTCGACGAACGGGCGACCCTGAATCGGAGAGACGCGGTTCGCGGAGAGGCGATACCCGATCCCCGGGATGCGGAGAGCCTGAGCCCCTGAGCTACGCTTCGGCGTGATCGCGTACGGAACGCGCCTCACTCCTGACGTGACGACGTAGCGGTAATATGCGCCCTTCGTATCGGCGCGAGACTTACCCGCCCTGATCCCGACGTAGGCTCCGGGTTTATTCTTCATTACGGGATTCGCCCAAATCGCGCGACGGAGGCGTCCCGTCTTAGAAGGCGCGGCATTCTTCACGGGTTTAACCTGACCCTTCGCGGCATAGAGGGCGGCGGCGGCGAGAGCCTTATCGATCCTCTTCTCGTCGAACCCTGCGGCGAGCGCGAGGGATAGTCCCGAGATCTGTTTAATCGTATCTTGGGAGATCGTGATATCGACGCGGGATGACGCTGCCACTATCTCTCCTTCGTCTTACTAAGGTCGGAGACGATCGTCCACCATCGGAGGACGTCGCCGAAATCCATCTCGAGGATTGTAGCGGGCGTGACTCCCCACTTCTCTGCGAGCACCACCGCGACGACTTCTGCGGGAGGACGAACGGGTCGCCCGAGGGCGATCAGTTGCGCCGCCCGCCTTACGCGGAAGGGAGGGCCGCCTTTAGTGCTCCCCACTTCTCGAGAAGCTGCGAGATCGCATCGTCCGGGGCGAGGAGAACGTCGTCGATCACCTCGTCGAATCCGACCTCTTCTCGGAAGTTGTGCGCGACGATGATCGACTTAATCGCATTCACTCGATCCGTCGGGGAATCCGACTCGAGCATTACTGCGAGCCTGAGCGGGACGTGAAGTCTCATCTCCGCCCACCATCCGTCAAATGGCGCGGTTAGTTCGATCTTGATCTTTCTCTCTGCGCGGACTTCGCTCACGATGCCTCCTTCTTCTCGCCTCCCGAAGAACTTACGGGAGTGCGCTCACGCTATTAACTGCCACGATCTTAAACGGCTTCAGGCTCACCGGGTCCGTCGCGAGACGGGCCGTGAGCGTCATCGTTGTAATGCCCTCGTCCTCACCTGCGATCGGGGTCGTTTCTGCGATGACCGTCGAGAGATAGATCGTGAGGCTATAGGTTCCATCCGTCCACGTGAGTCGGATAAACTTCTGCGTTCCGAGATCTTGGAAGAACTCGGACGATGCCGCCGCGTTACTCTGAACCGTCATCGTAAGCTCACCGCCGAGGCGCGCGGTTTCGGAGTGACCCGAGATCGTCGCGGTCCCGTTGAGTGCGCTCCACTTCGCGAGGCCCGTCTGAATCGTGAGTCCGAAGTCAAGGGCATAGCCGTAATCCGTAAAGGAGCCCGTCGCGAGTGCGGTTCCGATCGCGACCTTCCATAGTCGCCCCGGCATAAAGACGGAGGTCGGGATCGCGGTAGATGCCGCAGGATTCGTCGTCGTCTCGGCGACGTTCTGCGCGAATAGCGTCGCGCTCATTGAGGTAAGGCCCGAACGCTCCGCGGAGATCGTGAGCTCCGTAGGCATCGCATAGTTAATGAGATAGGCGTTTCCGCCGTTCGTCGTACCGCCGAGCGCGTCCTGAGAGATGAACGAATAGGAGGTCGGAGACTGCGACGCGGTTCCGTTCGAAGGATCGAACGTCCACGTATACGGGGCCGCGGTCCCTGAGATCGAAGCGGAGAACGCCATTCCGTACCAAATCGACGCCTCGTCAATCGAGGCCGCAGGGACGGAGACGGAGATCTCGGGCTCGTTCGAGATGAGCGTCGCCTGAGTTGCGATGATAGGTGCGCGGTAGGCGATGGATCGCTCCTCGCCAAGCTCCCACGTCTTCCCGAGAGTAATCAGTCCCGTAGGCTCGACGAGAAACTTCCGTCCGCCTGAAGCGAACGAAGGAGAAGTTCCCGCGGTTCCCTCTGCCTTACCAATGAGGGACGCGAATAGGATGGAGCCCGTATTAGCTGCCGGCACGTCTACTCTCCTTCTTTATGCGGACGGGGAGATAACCTCTACCCCGATGATCTGAATATTAGCGTTCACGATGATAAACGAGGCGTCCCCGTACTCGGACGAGTCTACATTAGTGGAGACGACGGACGCCTGAGAGACTCCATTAGTCCCGTTCAGTTGGACGCCATCGAGAAGGACATCGCGCATAAAGGCGCGCCACTTCGCCGTCCTCGCATAGTTCCGCGCGTACTCCACGAGCGGGAGATAAAGGGTCGCCGTAACGGAGAGGTTCGTCTGCCGATTCGAGGCCCCGTAGGCGATGGAGTCCCCGCCCGGGTAGAGGACGACCGCAGGGGTCGCGCCCATCCCGTCGGGAGGATATGCGAAGGACTGTTTCAGGGTTTCGCCCGTGGGCGGAGTCGCCGCCTTAATATGCGCGGCGAGAGCCTCGAGGATCGTCGCGTCGTCGAACGCCATTAGATCGCCTCTTGGATGACTCGATACGGGCGGAGCATTAGTTCCACGTCGGGATCGAGACGCGAGAGGAGCCTGACGATCCCTCCCTCCGGGCTGCCCGCCACGCCATAGGGGGATTGTCGTCGAGCGTGGATGCGTGACGTCTGAATCAGGGCCGCCGCCGTCACGGGAGCAGGAACTGCGTTCGCGCCCCAACCTCGGGTCCCGATCACTTCCACGCCTTCCGTCACGCCGAGCGGGAGGGTATGCGATCCGAAGCTCGTGATCTGAATCGCGGTATAGGGCCATCCGGGGACGACCTTATTCGTCGCGAGGCGATAATCCGTTCCCGCCGTGAGGGTTACCTCGGGCGTCCCGTCATTATCTTCGTCCGTCTTAATCGAAGTAACCGCGCTCCAATCTCCGATCGGGAGATAGAGGTAATCGTTCGCGGTAAAGGTTACGGTTCCCGCGACGGAGTAAAAGAATCGTCCGCAATAATCATCAATCGCACGAGAGACGCTCGTAATGACCTGATCGATCTCCTCGGAATCAGGGACGAGCGTAGCCGTCCCGAGCCCGAGGGCCTGTTGGACGTCGTTCCGCGTAACGTATCCGTTCGTAATCGCCACGGTATCTCCTTCTCTTCGCGCGGTCGCGCGCGGTTATCTTACCTCGTGAGTGCCGTCTCAACCCACCCCACGACGTCGGACTTCGGCGGATCTTCGGATGGTACGTTCTCGAAGTCGGGAACGGCGGCGATCGCCGCAGGATCTCCCGCATCGTGCCACCCTCGGACGGTGTTTTGGCGGAGCTGCGTATCGGAGGCGTAGCGTTGGAGGAGTTCAGAGAACGAGACC